ATCAAATGTTTCAATATTATCATGCATGACTGATTCGCTTAATTCTTCCCATGCGTGTTTAATATGTTTTTTGTATTCTTTTGCATCCACTTCCATATCATGTGTATATCTCGATGCTTTCTCCAATACTTCTGGTTTCAATAGTATTTTCATACTATTTGAAATATCAGACAATCCCCCATCCATAGGAGACATAAGGTATTTCAGCATATATACAAATAATGAATGATTAGAGGGAGACCCCTCTAAATTCTCTCTTTGTAATTCTATGCCAGCATCGCCTAAATTATAGGTTCTATTATGAACCTTGAAACTTTTAGGTATAATTATATCCATATCATTCCACTCATGCTAGCCAAGAAGCCCAAGCCAAACCTTTACTTATGGCATTTCCTAGGCCCAATCCGCTAGATGGTGGGGTATATGTTGGTTGTCCAGTCATAGGGTCAATCCAATATGGGTTATTCATTTGGTCATAACCTGATGGCGGAACAGGGAAGCCACTTTGATTATTGAATGCTTGTTGTTGTTGCATCATCATATTATTCGCGGCAACCCCAGCATTACTTCCTTGAATTTGATTAGGGTTTAATCCTTGAGGATTACCCATTGACATGCCTTGTTGCGGCATACCTTGTTGCGGCATTCCTTGCGGCATACCTTGTTGTGGGACTGAACTAGTTGTAAATCCTTGTGCTTCTAAATATTGCTGTTTAGCCATTTTTCTTTGCATAATAACTTCAGTATTTAATGCAGAAGCCAAAAGCGTTTGTAAGTCTAATGTAATATTTTCAGCAGTTATTGTTTCATATTCCCTTAATGCATCTGAATGGACTGATATTTCACCATTAGAATTACTAACAAATTTTAGTTTAACTAGCATTTGACTTACTACTCTCTCTATTACATCTTCCATTAATTTTTCAAGAGAACTCAAAAATGCTTCTCCATGATACTGAAAGAACTCTTCCACATGATTATCCTGTAAGGTTAAAAGGTTATTCATTACCTTAAAATCCGACTGTCCTTGATTCGTTATCTGATTCGATATTGCACTATTACTTGTTCCAAATAAACCCATTCTATTCTACCTCCTCTATTACTTGAGGAATTACTTGTGCGCCGTCTGAGATTAATTTCAATACTCTTTTATTGATTGATTGGCTTTCAATTGTTAATCTAAACATTTCATCTTCTAATGTTTCTGATTGCATTTGTGGGGGTCTTATTGTCCAGCCAACCTCACTCAATGCCTCGATGTCCGATTGCCTTAATGAAGTTAGCGGTGCAGATTGTAAAATTTTAGGCACTTTGGGTGTAGGAACAAACCTTTTAAATTCTAAGCCGTGTTCATCGGCTATTATTTGTTGCTCTAACATTTCATATTGTTTGTGTAATCTAGCATGTTTATCACAATAAGTGCCTCGCATTGGATAACCCTTCCTAACTTTATGAAGGGGTAATGGTGGTCTTGTTGGGTCAGATGCTTCCCAAATTTTGTGTGTTCCGCAAACAACACATCTATCTCTTGTATTGAATTGGAAACTATAAGGAATCTTAAGGAATTTCTTTTTCTGCGGCCAAAGAATTTTAATCATTTCTTTTAATTGTTTCTTTGGTTTAGAACTTTTATAATCATAATTCATTATTCCTCCAGCAGCGCGAGCATACTTTATAGGAGGTAAAAAGGCATTAGCAACTTGAGCATTAGTTGCTCCAATTAATGAAGGAGGGTTATATTGCATACTCATTCTAAACACTCCCTGCAATAGCAATCAGGAGCCATAGAACAGTTGTTAGTTATTATCATCAATAATCCTCCATCATTGTTACTAGTCCTCTATATACCATTTTTGAATCTGATTTTGCACTTACTATGTATTTGAAACAGGGTATTCCTCTATCATTTAATTTAGCCATACCGTCTTTAAATGATTCAAATATTGGGTGCTTTTGTATATCATCATAAGGATATTTGTCTTTCCATAAATCGAATTTATTTGCCCATAGTCCTACTGCAATTGGATAGTCATGTGCTTTTTTTCTTTTCCTTTTATTTATTGCATCCCAATAAGGAGAACATATTGAATCAACTAAAAAACTCCAACATAACTGTTGTTCTATATCATAATGTTTATCCATGTGTCTATCATCTATCATGAATATAATGTATTTTACTTTGCGGGTTCTCATATCTTTAAGCCATTCGCCCCAATAAAGTGTTTCTCCTCCTACATCTGCTGTTTTGATTGTATGTTGGTCTCCATCAATTTTAATAGTCTTTCTGGTAGCCCTGCCTCTTCCAACAGTTCTATTCTTAATATCTGGAACTTCTCCTCTTGTTCTCATTTGATGATGCAATGTTGTTTTTCCTACTTTTGTTGCGCCATATACTCCAAAAGGAATAGCGTGAACTTTTCTCCAAAAATGACCCAATTTTTCAGCCATGATGATAACAAAGCCTGTCATTATAGACATACTATCATCCTACTAAATGGTGCCAAAAATTCCAGAAGCCCTCCCATGTTTCTTTATATACATTTACTCCCATTAAGGGTAATGCGTGTCCAACAAGAAAGCCTACAATTGTAGATATTGTCCCCCAAAAAAAATATCTAGCCCTAAGAAACCATACATCAGCCGAATGTGCTCTTTGTAAGTCATACGCTAATGTAGTTTCATCAAAGCCCATTGTAATTGCTTCAAGCATTTGCCTCACTACTCAATTTGAGCCAAAAACGAAGCGGGAACTCTCGGCTCCTCTTGTCTTGGAGGTGGAGGAATAGGCATATATTGTGGTTGCACAGGGTTATATGAATTCATACTTTGACGAATTTTTTCCCTCTGTTCAGCATCTCTTTGCTTTTTAGCCCAGTATGCTCCTATTCTTCTATCTACTAAAAACATTTCAATTTTATCATTTAATGCTAAATCAAATATTGCTTTCATTGCTAATATTGCTCCAATAGTCATTAACCCAAATATCAAAGCATGGGCATATTCATTAAAAGCAATCATACTACCATATTTACCGTAAAAGTAAACATTAGTTCCGCTAATCGCGCCAACGAATAATATCGTCATTACGAGTTTTGTGTCTTTTTCTAGTGCTGGCATTTTATCCCTCAAAAGTATTGAACCGAGAAACTTACCCCACTATTACTCCCACTACCTGAAACTTCAACAAATACACCATTAATAGCAATTGAACCATGCATGTCGTAATCAATATTTTGATTTACTGCACCTACATGGACTTCTGCTATCTTTGTTGCACTGTTTGCTGTTCCATCATAGAAAGTTACTGTTTTATCTACTGCTGCATCATTATTAACCTTAATAGATTGTATTCTAATACGGCCAGTAATGGCTTGAGTTGATGCTGTTCCACTTCCTGAAACAGTTAAAACACCTGTATTATTGCATCCACCAGACATAACTAAGTTCTCCTTCGGATGCTCCAAGATGGGATACGCATATTAACCCGCCGTTTCCTTCTTAGGTTCTTTGGCAATCTTAGGCTTTTTTGATTCTTCTGTCCTTTCTTTTAATATAGGTTTCATAACCTTTTTAATTGTATTAACTTCTGGGAACATTTTCCTTAACACTTTATCAATATCACCCTTTACATTGAATTCTTTACGAAGCCATGCTGTCTGATGTTCATTGCAAGTCTTGAGGATTTTCTTATCTAAAGCATCAAAAGTTATTTTAAATCTATTATCACCTAAATAAACTAATGCTTCTTTTGGGTCAATCTCAATACTTTCTCCAAAAACCACCTTTGCGTGAGATTTTGTTGATAATACTACTGGAAAACCCTTACTACTTAATTCTATTTTACTCATCTTAATCACCTATGTTTACACTTATTTAGTGACCAATGACCCCGTTAAGGGGTCAAAGGCCACATATAACAATCAAAGGTTGCCCCAAAGTCTAACTCTCACAGCACAAGTCACATCACCGTCATCGGCAATTGTAGCATTTGTTCCATCTAATGATGTGAACATTAATGCTATTGATTTAGAGGACTCATAAGCCCCCGCTGTTGTTGTTTCGATATTAGGATAACGATGATTTGCACCTTCATGTCCTGTAATACACGCTGCATGGATAGTTGAAAGCCCAAATTGCGTAGCAGGAATAACTGCTCCCGCTGCAACATGGGAAGTTACATCAATTACCGCATCAACCACATATTCGTCACCAACTGCTTTAGGAGCAGTAATGCCTTTGTGGTCAGCAAGCGTTGTTACCGTATATGCTAATGCCATACTTAATCACCTCATGCACTCGTTAGGTTGGTTATCTTACCTTGTCCCTTGAAGAAAGAACACCCAGTTTCGGCAATTGTTCGATACATTGCCTGATTACCTAGTGTTCCTACACCGAATGGATTTCCATGGTCTATACCATCCTCAAAGTATTGGGTTGGCTTTAACACACTCATCCAAAGGTGGTCTGTATCAAGGATAAGCATATCACTTAACTTGTTAGACCCATTTCCAGTCTTAGGCATATCCTTACATGGAATAATTGGTATATCATAATAAGTAGCAACTCTAAAGCCGACTTCTTTACCCTTTACACCGCGCACTCCATTATGAGTAGGGATAACTTCCTTTCTATCCATAAACCTTTCTTGTGCTTGTAGCAAGTCACCTAGATGCTGAATAGTATCATATCCAGTTAAGATAACCTTTGGCGAACCGCCATTCTCTCGTAGTCTTCGTAGCATGTCATTAATGACTGTTAGCGTTAGAACGCGAGCATCACCTGCTGCATATCCACTACCAAAATCTACTTCAGCATCAAGGAATGATGTATTATATGCGTTGCTGACTAATTGCCTGTCTGTTGCTCCATAAATGGTGCTAAGAGTAGCAGTTAAACCACCAGTGCTAGATGTAGAATCATCCAACATTGACGCATCAACCATTGCTTCCATTTCTTGACTTGAAGCAACAACCTTCATCAACGAAGTGTAATTCTTGTTGATATTTACTCGGTTATCGCTACCAGTGATTACTTGGTCATAGGCTTCTAATGGCATAAGAAGCATCTTATTCTGAACCTCAGCATGATGCTTTCCCATATCTTCACGGACTAAAGCGCGTAAATCGCCTACTCCGTCATCAATCTTAGCCATCTCAAGAGCCAATTCTGAGAACTCAAACAAATGAGCCACAGTCTTTGGACTGGTGAATAACTTTGTGTATTCTGGCGTAATGGCCGGAATATCATTACCAGTTCCTAAAGATGCGTTCTCAGCGACACCACCGATATTATCAGCAGATGGAGCGTCAACACCGCGAGATGTTGCTGCGCCACTTAATGTAACATCGAAGGTTGAACCTGAACCACCTTCTGCTCTCTTTTTCAATACACGCCATCCACTGGTCGTATAAGGTCTCTTAGCCAACATAGCCAAAGCATTAACCTCTTGGTTAAGCATAGACCATACTTTCTGTCCATAAGCCCTGTTATACAAGTCAGCAAGTCCTGAAGCACCGGATAAACCAGCAACATCAGTATCATGGCCTGTTCCTGAAGAACCCCACGATACAACTCCTGCACTCTTTAACAAAGCATTACCGCTTCCCCCACGAACTCCGTAGGTTGCGGCTTCTAAGTCTTTCATTGTCTTAATGTAACTCATTTTATTCACTCCTCAAATTTTGCTATGACATTATGAATGTCTCCCCACGACATTTCATTAACATCAAAATCGGGAACCTCTATTGTTTGAGCCTTAACAATCTCATTTGATTGTTCGGTTAGACTCTTACGAAGAGAAGCGAACTCCTCCTTTAGGGTTTCAACCTCATTCTTTGCGTCATACTCGCTTCGTGCAACATTAGCCTTTCGGACAGTTTGTTCACTAGCAAACCTTTCAGCGAACTTGGACTTCAAAGTATCGTAAGCCATCTTTTCAAGTTGTTCTGCCTTGAAAGCGTCATACGCCTTTTCTACATTCTCAACAGATAGGTCTAAAGTAGAGAAATCATTATTAGTCCACTCCTTGTATAGTTGTCCTACTTGTCCTGCTTGTGAATGCTTTTTCCCTGCGGCTAAATCTTCACCATATCCATGTTCTACCGGGCCTTCTGGCCCATTTCTCATCTTTGTTTCTGCATCATAGTTATTCATGGATTCTACAGAGTCTTCGTCTGCATCTGATGAATCATCATCAGTGTCCATTGCTTCTACGGAGGCTTCATCTGGCTCTTCTGATAATAGTTCTGCATTACCATCCAAATCAGGGTCAGCCCCTTCTTCTTTCTTAAGGTCATTAACTTCCTTCATGAGGTCGTTAAGTTCCTCCAACGCTTTTTCCAATCTTTCGGTCATTTCGTTATCCTCCTTCAGAATGTCAAATTTTGCTTCAGGGTTTATTCCTTTTTCACAAATTGTGACTTCATGGAGTTCTAATTTATCTATTTCATTATACTCGCCAATATCAGGGCTAGTTTTCTTTCTTTTTGATAGTGCTTGTCCACCTATACTAAATGAGCGTAATGTTCCTTTTCTAATTCCTCTAGAAATTTCTTTTGCTTTTTCTATGTCATCTCTTAATTTGATTACAACATAAAATCCTACATCATCTACTTGTGTTTTATGAACTTGTCCATTTTTATCTCGATATTTTTCTATAACATCTCCGACTTGAACATTTGAATGGTTAGACATTACATTTCTATATTTCTTGACTTCCATATATTTCTTAACTGCTTCATTAAGTGCATCAAGTGTAATTAGGTCATTTTGTTTATCTACAATTTCAATAGAAGCATACCCACCAATAATTAAATCATCTGATTTTAATATGTTAAAGTCACCATTAGTATCGCTTTTCACTAAACCTAGTTCGGACACAATCCCCCTCTCCTTTTTGACTATATGAAGTCAGCGACATTAGGCAATTTGCATGGCTAACTTTTTATGCCTATCGTTTGCAATATCCCATATGCCTTCGTCTTCTTTTGAATCTAACATCGTCTGTTTAAATCCAGTCCATACAACCCATTTATCTTCATCCTTTACAGGAACCACTCTAAAATGTAATCTAGTCTCAAACTTATCACCATTTAATTTATATTCGTGATAGCCATGCCTTTGCACTCCTAACTCAATCTCTCCAGAATCTAACAATTTATCTCTTGTTGTCTTAGTAGAAACTTGTGCAGGAAACTTGCCTGATTTTCCAAATAAGTTGTAAATGTCTTCTGCATCTTCTATATCAATTGTCCACGCTATTTCTTTATCAGACGTTCTAATAACCATTTCTAAGTTATCATCACTA